ATAGGAGAAAACTGTAATTTATGTCCTAAAACAATGGAAATTTTATCAAATATTCCTAATATTGCGAATTGTGGATTTTCTTTATTAGAACCACATGGTGTTATCGAAGAACATACAGATTATCTTCATGATAAAAATAGATCTTTTCATTTAGGTTTAAAAGTTCCATCAACTGGTTCTTATTTAAGTTTAAGAGAAAATAAAAATAAAATTCAAACAATTATGCATGAAGAAGGTAAAGCATTTGCTTTTAATTCAATGATATCTCATTGGGCATTAAATTTTTCAAATGAAAGAAGATACATATTGTATTTAGATATTGTAATTGATACATAAATTTATCAATAAATTTATCCATAAATTTATTTTATCTTTAATATAAAAATTACTATGTTTTTAATATAAATATTGTTTGTTATAAATAAATAATATAAAAATATAGTATAGATATATCATATAATGATTTATTCTTTTTTTAATTCAACACAAAATATTAATATAATTCAAAATATTGTGAATGATGATTTACAGAAAGAATTTCAGTCTAGTATAAATCATGATCATAAAAATATTATTTTAAAAAATATATCTTTTGTGAAAAGTAAAGTATCGCAAACTACACCTAAAGGTTTAAGTGATCAAGAATATTTAGTATTAATGAATCAAAAAGTTTACGACTTATCTTATCCAGAGATTCAACATTATATAATAAATAATAAAAATAATATTAATACAAAAAATAATAATAGTAATATAAAAAATAATAATAATCAAAAAATTCAAGATAGTCAAGACCCAACACAAATTCTACATCCTTCTACTAATAAAGGGACAGTATTAGCTGAAATGAATCGATCTACAGATAATCAATTTGATCGCGAAATTATAAAATCTTATGACGCCCCAAGTGTGATCGATTATCCTAAGCCAGGAGACGAGCAAAGAATTAATGTTGGTAATCAATTTGAGAAAATACAAACTGAACGAGAAGCAATATATCCTAAACAGAAAGAAATCAAATTTGAAGATGATAATAAACAAGATGATGGAGCAAATACCGTAGATTTATATAATGATTTATTAGGCACTTATAATCAGCAACTTATGAGTATGGATGATTTTGAAAAACAACAATCGAACCAAAATAAAAAAATAGAACACTTAGAAATGCAAGAAACATTAGCCCATGAAAATAATAGAACAACCCCTATTAGCCAATTATTTAATCAGGATCAAGAAGAGATTATTACGAATACAATGAATGCTAGCATAGAAAATATTGCTAGTTTTAATCGTAATGATGTGGAAATTCATAAACCTAATAATGAAGATATAGTACTTCCACCTCCACAACAAGATGATGGAAAAGATTTTAGTTCAGTGACCCATAGTTTATCCAATGTTATGTTAAAAGAACCTAAATTTAAATTACTGGAAAAAGCATACAATATTGTTATTAATTCGCGATTTCGCAATTTCGAAATTTATCCAAATGCTCATCAATTTCAATTTAAATTTTCTCCAGATAGCAATAATTATTTATTTAAAAATTACACAGGTAAAAATGATACTTTACTAATACGCGAAAAGAATGTTGTTATTGGTGATAATAATGAGAATAATATTGGTGAAATTTATGATAATATTACATCTATTGAATTAAAATCTATTATTGTTCCCACTTTTTCTTTTGAATATTACTTTAAAACAGAAAATGAAAAAATTTTCAATACGTTAAATATTTTTCGAGATAATTATTTATTACTTGATATTCCCGAAGTACGTGGACCTTATCAAGGAGGAGGAAATACAGTATTTCGTAATTGTTTTGCTAAATTAAATTTAGACGATAGTATTGTTCAAACATCAACATTTAATCAACATTTTACATCATTAATTGTAGAAGATCAATATTTTAAATATAGTCCGGTAACTCATGGAAAATTAGATAAAATGACATTAAACTTAAATAATAAAAATGGACGTCTCTATAATTTTGGTATCGATAAATTATATTTAAATAATTTTTCAGAAGGTATTTCTCATACGAATTTATGTGGATCTTATAAGATGACAAAATTTGAATTAATTTTAACAAATCAAGAATATACCGATTATTGTAATTATTATTATAATATATGCACTTGTCAAAAAATAAATAATGTTTGCTCTTGTGAATGTAAATTAAGTTTAAATCCAATTGAAGAAGGTGATTTGCTTTATTTTTACAGTAAAGTTCCAAATAATGACCAATGTGTATTTTTTGAAAATGTTGTATCAATTGATAGCCTTAATTATGATGAAATTAATCAAATAATCACATTAAAATGTAATTATACATATACTGATGATTCATCTAAAAAAAAGAAGAAACCAATAATAACAACAAAAATAAATTTTAAAAATTTATTTGAAAATTTTGATATTTATAGTTCTAAAAATATGGACTATTACATATTATTTATGGAAAATAACAATAGTTATTATTTAAAAATTAAGAAAATAAATCAATGGAGTATTGATTTAGAATATTTTGAAAATTTTCCCGTCTATAATCCTAGTGATTATGATAATATCAAAATTGGAATCGCAAAACCAAATGGAAGTGGTGCATCCAATGAAAATAAAAATTCACTATTTTCAATTTTTGGATATAATGTGTATTCTTCCAAATTTAGTCAAGAAAATAATACTACAAAAATAGAGATTGAAATCGAATATCCTTATGCTCAATTACCAAAATTTATTCAAAATAATATTTTCTCAGATGATGATTTATTCTTAATACAAGATAAACATCAAATTACATATACGTTTCAAATAAAAACGCATATTAAAGATTATGAACAATTAGACTCAGCACTGAATGAATCTGGTAACTTTTAATTGTAAATTTATTATTAAATATTTGAATGTGTAAATAATAATTACTCCATGATTGTCATAATTTTACTTAAATTATAAGAAAACGAATTTCCCAATAAAGAAATCATTTCTTTCTTCTTTTCTTTTTCATTGGAAGAAGAATAAATGATAGATAATAATTGATTTAATAATTTTGGATGATTCTGTAAATACAAATAAAAATTATAGGCCCATACTTTTTGATTAAAATTTTCAAAGAATATATCATTCCTAGGTACATATAATTTTGTATAGATACTCTTAAATTTTTTAGAATTCATAAATTTACGATTCATTTTATCGTAAAACATTTCAAAAAATTGAACTCCATTGAGTTCATTTTTATTTTTTTTATCTAACTGAATGTTAAATTCTTTTTCGATCATAGAAATATAAGCTTTACTTAATTTATATTCAAATCCCTGAATCATTGATTCAAACATTTCATTATGCCATAATTGTTTATAAATAAAAATATCATTGGTTTCTAATTTTTGAAAATGATTCATTGAATAAACAACTAGTTGTGCACATAATGCTAAAAATTGAATTAAATTTGCTGTAGGTTGATGGTCAAAAATACGAAATTCGAGACCAACGCGACCATTTTTAAGTAATTGTTTATATTGTTTTTCTTTAAATTTTGGATTAGATACAATTTTTTGATTTTTTTTATCTAAATAATACTGTACAAATTTATTTTTTTCAAGTATAATTATTTTTTTATAATTTTCATCAAGTTCAGGGTAAAAAATTTTATTAAACTCTAAAGTACGAATATCAGCACCTAAAGGGATTCCTATATCATTTTCTGGTGAAATATTGGTATTTTGAAATAATTTTAATAAATAATTATCAATATCTATGTTCTTATGTTTATTATTTTTTAAAGAAAATTTTGTTCCATAGCTTTCAAAATATTTCTGGTAAAATTGAACTGTGCCAGATCTTGTACTTAAACCATTATAATTTTTTATAATTTTTTTATTATGACTATCCATTACAGGAACCCAGTCAAAAAGAGCAATATATTTATTTTGAAAGACATCTTCTTTCGATAAATAATAAATTTCTACCATTTCTTTTTCAATTCCATTTAAATAACTAACATCAGAAGTTCCATATCCGGCATAAGTATTTAAAAATTGACGTAAGCTTGTCCGTGAATGTGTTAATCCATTTCCAATAGAATGAATATCTGGACTTGTAAAATAAGAAGAAAAAATAGGCTCTAATAATTGCAGGCGATTTCCTAGGCATGCATGCTGATACGCAAAATCTTCAGGACTTGTTGAAGGTTCATAGGGAATTGTTATCCAAACGTGAAAACTTCCCGCATAATCTTTATCAATTTGTTGAAACATATCTTCCCCTTCTACTTTATTTAAAGTAATCGTATTTTCTAAGCTTCCTGTTTGATGATATTCAATTTTACCAAATACATCAATAAATGGAAGCAATTCTGGAACTACATTAATAATTGTAAAAAATAAAGATTCAATGGAAATCAAATCATCTAATTGTTTTTTATAATTATTATTTTGATAATCATATGTTTTAAACTCAAGGGCGGCTACTTTAGATGAATAATCAGTTTCCGGAATATTTAATTTATATGTTGTAATCATAAAATGGATTAAATCAATATTCTTTTCGTATATTTTCAAAAAATTTTTTTTATTTTTATAATTGTTATCTTGTTGATTATTTTTATTATTATTTTTATTATTAATACTATTATTTTTATTAAATTTTTTTTCTTGAGTACTTTTTTTATCATGATCACTATTTTTATCTAATCTTATATATGCTGATTTCTTTTCATCAGGATACTTTTCAATAATTTTCATTAATAGTTCCTGAATTTCTTGTGCACTGGGTTCATAAATACTTTTTTTAATTTTAGATTCTAAATTTGCTAAAGTAAAAATGGAAGAATCATGCTTATTTTTTTTTAAACTATAATAATCATAATTTTGTATATGGAAAGAATTAAGCTGATATTTTTTAATAAAAGATTCCAATACATGTTTAAATTCTTTTTCATAAATTCCTTTTTTTAACTTTTCGTTTATTTCAATGACATTTTTCTTAATTAATAAATTCATTTCAGGAATAATTTCATAACTTAAAATAGTTAAATACAATTCATTCTCCTTATCATCGATAATATGAAAATTTTTAGAAGAAAAAAAGAATCGTTTGCTATAAAAAAGAATATATTGGTAAAAAAATTCCATCCACTTTTCTGAATGAGGATTATAATAAATTGCATGGTCAAGTGGATAATTTAAGTCATTAATTGCACAATATTGAATGTAAGTAATTGGATCTGTTTCTATATTAATTTCATGATAAATCTGATAAATAGAATCGGTTCCTTTTGTTTTTTTTTGATTTATATGTTCCTTATTTTTTATTTTTTTTTGATTATTATTATTTTTATTTATTTTTAGATGTTGGTAAGCATTATAATGTTTTTTGTAATAATCTTCTATAATATAATTAGTGTATTTTCGATAAAAATGAATTAATACATAAGAATTAATAAATAAATAATTGGGAATATATTTAAACTTTTTGATAATTTCTTGGATATAATGTTGTTTCATATCTAAAATATTAATTTTATTCTGAAAACGAACTCGCATTTCATGTTCAATACCTAATCCCCAAGTATACATATATTATAAATATATATAATTAAATATTATATATATATATTTAAAAATTATATATATTTTACACCTTTGAAGATTTAAAATGTCGACTTTTTTAAAATTATGTTTAGATTTTTTTAACAAAAAAAGTTAAAAATTGTTAAATTAAAATTGATTTAAAATTTATAACTTTAATAATATATTATAAAGTATGTCAAAATATTCTTGCGAAAGATGTGGAAAAGAATTTTCTCAAAAATCTCACTATGATTCTCATAAAAGAAGGAAAAAACCTTGTGAAAATTATTCAAATAAAATTCAAATTATGGTAGATAAAAAAGTAAAAGAAACTATTAATGATTTAAATTTAATAAATTTAAAAAAATTGATTTTAAAAAATGAAGAATTAATTAATCTAACATCAAACAATATGGACACATTTAAAGACCTTTATGAGTTTCTTCAATTGTATGAAGAAAATAATATTTTAACTTGGTTAGAACAATCTTGGGTTGGTAAAGATAAACAAGAATCCCTATTAAGATTGTTCGCTGGACTTGGATTATTAGACAAACTAAAATCATATGATATTTGTAAAGGTAATTATAATCAAAAAACCATAACAAAAAATACTACAATAAAGGATGTATTTTACAATGAAGAAGATAGCCTTATTAATCTAAAAGATAAAGGAGATTCATCTGATCTAACTGGTATTTGTAAAGAGAATGAAAAACATTTATTAGTCACAACATCAAAAAATTTAAATAAAACACAAGTTGGAAAGTTAGATATTGATAAAATATTAACAAATTTTACACAGTATCAAAATGAAGAATATACTATGTCGTTATGTATATGCGTTAGAAATAAAATCGATTTTGAAACTATGAAAAAAAATATAGAAAAAACGAATCACCAATTAAAATCATTGCTAGAAAAAGAAGACATTACTATTATTGAATGGAATGACTTGAATCAAGCATATCATCAATTTAAAATATTTTATGGAGAAACTCCTATTGATAATATTATAAATTCTAATAAAACTACATTATGTTTAAAAATGCATCAACATCTTGGTGTCTTAAAAACACTTAGAATGAAGAATTGTGAAAAGAAAAAGATTCTGTGGGGTCATATTCAAAGGAGTGGAAAAAGTTATATTATTGGAGGTTGTATTATTGAGGATAGCAAAGATAAAGATGAGTGTACTTATTTAGTTATTACAACTGCACCTAATGAAACAATTGAACAACAAAGAAAAGTATTTGACTGTATTCAATTAACTGATTTTAATATTATTGTTTTAAATGGTAAAAATAAAAAACCTGTTTTAACCAAAAAAAATATTATTATTTGTTCTAAACAATTCTTACAGACTAAAATTGATAAAGGACATGATAAAAATAGTGAGGAAAAAACAAAAAGTATTCCTTGGTTAAAGAAAATGTCTTTTGATATGAGATTTATTGATGAAAGTCATAATGGAGGAACCACAGAATTAGCAAAGAAAACATTAGAATTTTATGGAAAACAAGCATTTACAGTTCAAATTACTGCAACATATTCTAAACCTATAAATAATTATAATATTCCAAAAGATTGTTGGATTTTATGGGATTTAGAAGATATAAAACTTTGTAAAAATATTACAAATGAAGGTAGTATAATTAGATTAGTAGAAAAACATGGGGATTGTATTCAAGATATTATTTTAAAATATTCTCAGGATAGTATAATTAGCGAATATTCAAAATATCCAGAATTGTGGTTATTAACTGATGAAATTACTCCAAATGTTGTAACTGAAATAATAAATGATACACAAGATAATAATTATGGTTGGTCATCTGATGCTTGTTTTCTTCTTAAACAACATGTAGAATGTGAAAACGAAACTGATCAATCAGTAGTAGTAAAAGAAGAGTTTCAAAATGATGTTGAAAATTTAAAATTATGGTATAGGATTTTTGGAAAGAAAAATCAATTTGGAATTCCTGATAAAGAATATCCGGATGATACTGTATTTATGAAGAGAATTGAAAAAATCTGTAAAAACCAAATTTCACGATTTATTGGAGAAGGAGATTTTCAGAATGAACCAATGATTATTATGGTATTTTTACCTCAAAATAATATTGATAAAATTTCAACAGCAACAATAAAACTTTTGGAAAGAAATAATGTTATCCCAGACTATGAAATAATTAGTATTAATAGCAAAACAACTAATAATCCAAAGCAGTGCATAGAAAATGCACGTATTAAAGCCAAAAATAGTGGAAAAAAAGGTGTTTTGGTATTAAGTGGAAAACAATGTAGTCTTGGCGTATCAATTAACAATTGTGATATTGTATTATTACTAAATAATAATATGGGATTTGATATGATTTATCAGATGATGTTTCGTTGTATGACAGAAGGGAATAATAAAAAATGTGGTTTTGTAGTAGATTTAAATATTCATAGAGTAATAGAAACTTCTGTCATTACTTATGCATCATTCATAAGACCAGATCTTCATCCAAGAGAAGCCATAAAATTCATTCTACAAGAAAAACTTGTAAATTTAAATGGTGATCATTGGATGCATTCTTTTGGTAATCATGTATCAAAAATTACTGCTTTATGTGAAAATGTATATGAAATATATTCATCTAATATTGAGAATGCACTTAATCATTTCTTAAATCGTCTTCGTTTTAAGGAAATATTACTTACAAAGGAAGAACAAAAAATATTTAATGCTATGTTTAGTAATACAGCACCTACAAAAATACAAAAAGAACTAATAGATATATTTTTGGAGCAAGATGAGAAAATAGAAAAAATTAAAAAGGGGATTGAAAAAACAAAAGTTAATAATGAAGACTTAGATACATCATCAGATACATCATCAGAAACAAGTAATGATAAAAACGAAGAAAAACAAATAAACTATATGGATATTCTAAAACATATTATTCCTCTTATATGTTTATTAACTATTCATGATAAAGAAACATCATTTGTAGAAATGTTCGAATTAATTGAAAATAATGAATATGTGTATAATATATTAATTGACCAAACTAAAAGTTGGTGGGGTAAATCAATAGATTCAAAAATAATAAAAAAGTTTATCCATGTATATATGAAATATATGAAAGATGATAAAGAAACAAATCAGATTATTAGAACTATCAAAGAACTATTTATGAAAAATATTAAAAATAATAGAGAATTATCTAACTTGATTGACAAGTATTTAATTCCACAAGAACTTGAAAAGAAAAGTAATGCTGAAGTTTCTACACCATTTAAATTACGACAAGAAATGTTAGATACAATACCTTTTGAATTTTGGACATCTACAAAGAAAGTATTTGAACCTTGTGTTGGTAAAGGTGGATTTATTATAGATATAATTGATAGATTTATGAATGGTCTTGAAGAAACTATTCCTCTTGAAAAAGAAAGATATAAAATAATTGTAGAAAAGTGCTTGTATTTTAGTGATATTAATTCTACAAATATCTTTATCTGTAAATTATTGATAGACCCTTATAATGAGTATGACTTAAATGTAAATGAGGGAAATACATTAGAATTAGATATTAAAGAAAAATGGGATATTGACGGTTTTGACGCTGTTATTGGTAATCCACCTTATCAACCTCCATCGAATAATAAAAAAGGAGGAAAATCAATATGGGATGAGTTTGTGAAATATTCTCTAAAAAATTTAAAAGTAAAGGGTTTATTATTATATGTTCACCCAGCATTATGGAGAAAACCAGAAAATAAGATGAGGGATATAATGTTTAATAAACAAATACATTATTTATCAATTCATAATGATAGTGAAGGATTAAAAAATTTTGGTGCTACTACACGGTATGATTATTATCTTATGGAAAATATAGAGTCATATAAAAAATCATCAGTATATTTTGAGGATAAAAAAAAATATGAAATAGATATTAATACAAATTTACCATTTATTCCTAATTTTGGGTGGTCTGTATTTTCAAAAATTATTAGTAAATTAAATAATAATGGTATTAATTTAATTGGAGATTCTGATTGTCATACTATGAGAAATTATGTGTCAAAAACTCAATCAGAAAATTATATTTATAAATTATTAAATAGTATATCAAATACAAAAGGAAAAACATATTGTTATTCATCAAGACCTCATAAATGTCAAACAAAAAAAAAGGTTATATTTTCAAATGGAAGACATATTGTTCCTTTCTATGATAATGGTCAATTAGGAGTCACACAAGGAGGATTGTATATACTAGTTAATACTGACGAAAATGGAGAAAAAATGGTAAAATACCTTAATACAAATATTATTAAATTTATTGTTAATGCAACAAAATGGAGTAATTTTGAAACTACAAAACAAATATTTAGCTATATACCTAATATTGTTGGTAAAATAGAAGATATTAATAATAATAATATTTATGAATATTTTGAGATTACAGAAGAAGAAATTAAAATAATTGAACGTTCAATCTAAATATTATAATTAAAAATAAAAAGCTTACCTAGAAAAAAATTTATTCTTAATGCTTTACCACAAAATTAAAATAATCAATTCTTTTGTTAAATATAATCGTCAAAATTTATATTTCATCATCTGCTAAACTATTATTTAATTTTTTGATATTCAAAAATAAATTTAAATTATTTTTTTCATTTATAATACATATTTGTAAAATTTTATATATAAAAAATTATTATTATATATTACTATAATATTGATAAATAAACAATGAAGAAGAAAATAAATCTAAAGCAACTGCAAGTTTCAAATAATTCTGACAAATACAGTTCTATTGAAGAAGAAGAAAAAAAAGAAGAAATAGTGCACGAACTTTCTCCCGAAGAAAAAGAAAAACAACGCCAAGAAAATATAGAGCGAGTCAAACAACGATTACAAGCCAAAAAAGAAGAACTTCGAAATAAAAGAACTGGTAAATTTAATCAAAAAAGTCATAATTCTCAATTAGAAGCACTCAAACAAAATCCATTATTTGCTAATATTCATAACGCTCCTCCTGAAGAAATTAAGAAAGCAATTGACATGATGGTATCCAAAATGACAAATGATTCCAAACAGAAAAAAAATGCAAAAAAACAACTAAATCAATTATTAGAACGACTTAAACTTCAATCTTGAGAAGGCAAGTATTCTTGACGACAAACAGGACACGAGCTATTTTTCTTTAACCAACTATCAATACATTTTTTATGAAATGTATGATTACACTTAGGAAGTGTTCGTTTATATTGTTTATATACAAAATGATCCATACAAATATTACAATCGGTTTTAATTAGTTCATCATTTTTTTTAATATACATGGGTTTTCCTAAAAGATTATTAATTTGTTGACAATTTTCAAAATGCGGATGTGCTTCTTCTTCTTGTGCCATTCCATTAGGATCCATTATAAATTCTATTTCAAACATCATCTGCACATTTTCAGAATCTTGTGAATTATTTTCATTATTTTGAGTACTAGTCATATGATTTATATTTTCCATTACTTGGGTTAACTGCTCAGGTGGAATTACATTGGGAAGATTATTTATATTTGTTGTGCTAGTAGTATTTCCTGTTTGTTGAATATTGGAAAAACTATTTATAAATTCTGTAATTTGATTTATCATATCCTGGTCACTTTGCCCAGGTTGAAAATAAAATGTTGTGGTATTTTCAGTTAAATTAGGAGAAGAATTTCTATTGGACTCGTCGTCGTTATTCAAATGAGAATTTTCCTGATCTGATGTTTCTAGATCAGGATTATCGTGGTTATTATCATTATTATCATTATTATTATTATTATTAAAATCACTCATAATATTTGTATATAAAAAAAACTTTATATCATAAAATTTAAAAATTTAAATTTACTTTTGAAAAATAGAACGTAATATTTTTTTATTAAATGGTTTTCCATTCACAAAATTACATAGGGCACTTCTTTGCTCACTTGTTAAAACAATACTTTTATTATTATTTGCACGTCGCATTTTTAATAAAGTATGCCATAATTTAGCATTTTCTACACAATTATTATTGTTATTCATAGTATGTTATATTTATATATATTTTAAACAGATAAAAATAAATATAATCGAGTTTAATAAAAATGAAATTTATAAAAAACAAAAATATTTTTGTATAGTCATCATCCAATTTTTATTAGACTTATTCTTATTATTCTTATTTGAAGATAGTGTCTGATAGGATAATGATTGTTTTTTACGTATATGATGATAATCTTCATAACTTTTTATGTTCGAACAAATAAACTCTCCATTAGGTTTAATTAATGTTTTATAAATTCGACTGACTAATATTTCTAAAATATCATTGATATTTACACTATTATTTTTTAATGACATTTCTACATATACGAGGTTATATTTTTCCGTGAATGCAATAATATCATTTTGATCTACTTTATGAGGTAAATCATTTTTATTTCCAATTAAAACCATTGGATGATCATGATTACAATTATTTTGTTCATCAATTTTGTACATCCATCGCTGTAAAGCATAAAATGAACATGGCTCATTTATATCAAAAAATAAAATAAATCCATTAATATTTCGAAAATAACTATCTACAATACAATGAAAACGTTCTTGACCTGCAGTATCCCATAAATTAATACGAAATTCTTTATCATATACCGTTTGATAAACAATCGAAAAATCTACACCTACTGTTGAAGAAAGGTTATCTGTTGGTCTTTCAGATAATTTATTAAAAAAAAAAGATTTTCCTGTATTAGAATCTCCTACAAGAATAATTTTGAGTACATAATCATATCTCATTTGTTTATCAAATATATTTTTATTTTATCCTCGAATAAAATAAAAATAGATAGGTATCAAAAAATAAAGAGTATTAATTAAAATGTCCATTTTTATTTCCAAGAATGTTTATTTTATTTTTTAGTATATTTACATCTTTTTTTAAATTTTGGTTATAATCAATTAATAGTGGAATCATTTCTAAATATTTTACCGATAAAAATCCATCTTTATCTTCTTTTATTAATTCTGGATAATGTTTTTGTATTTCTTGGGCAATAAATCCAATATGTTCTTCTTTTGTTTGATCATTTTTATATTGAAAAGAAACCATTTTTAATTTATCTAATAAATCAGAAGAAAGTGGTTGATAAATAATATTTTCTTTTTTACGAGCATCAGATATGACACTTATTTCATTAACTTCTAAATTTGTACTAAATAAATCTTGATATGTTCCTCGAGTAGATTCTATAATATCTGATTGTAAAGTTTCTGAAATTAAATTTTTAGAATTAATTAAAATAGATTCTAATTCAGATACATTGATTTTATCTCCATTAATCACATCCGAATTCACAGAATTATAATTTAATACATCAAAGAATCCTTCTTTTGCTTCAATTTTATCTGTAGTAATTTCTTTATTTATCATTTTATCAATTATACCTTCTTCACCATTTACTTTTTTTGAAGTTAATTCATTTGATTCTAAATTTGATGTTTGAATAGAGGATGCATGAATATTTGTAGTATTTAAATTAGTAATTAAACCAGAATCCCCTTCAATTGTAGATGTTTTTATTTTTTTATTATTCATGATATCAATAAAACCTTCATCTCCTGAAATTATTTTAGATTCTAGAGAAGTAGATGTAAGATTATTCACATGACCATAAGTAGAATTTAATTTTGTTGTATTTAATTCTTTATTTTGAATATTATCAATAATTCCTTCCTTTCCTTTTATATTATTAAAGTTAATTGTATTTGTATCTAATTTATTTGTATCTAATTCATTTGTTTTTACATTATTTGTAGATATACTTGTACTTTGTAGATGATTGATAGTACCTTTTTCAGAAACAATAGAACTAGATAGTAATTCTTGATTTTGAATAGAATCCAATGATGCTTGTTTGCTATGAATAATAGAAGATTTTAAATAAGATGTATCTATAGATTGAACTTTAGCATGAGACGCATTTATATTTTTAGTATTTATTGTACTGCCTGTTAATGTATCAATTATTCCCTGTTCACTATTAATTTTATTACCATTCATTGTTGTAAATTTTAATTCATCAAAATTACCTTTATCTGCACTTAAAGAATTTGTATCTATTTCTATATTTTTTATTTTATCTATAGATGCTTGGTTGGCTTTCATTGAATTTACTTCTAGTATATTTAATACTCCTTTTTTAGAAATAATATGTTGTGCATTTAGTTCATTTGTTTGAATTTTTTCTGCTTCAATAATTTCTATTATTGCTTTTTGAATATTTGCTTCATCAATATTTAATTTTTGAATAATAGCCTCGGTTGTTTTTAATAATTCTAATTCAATATTTTTTGCTGTTAAATGATCAATAGATCCTTTTTGAGCAACAATTTTCTCTAAAGAAGCAGAAATACCATTTAAGGTTTGTATATTTGCGTTTATTGATTGTAAATCATCGTTAGTTATATTTTTTGTATTGATTAATTCGGATGTTAATGATTTTGATTGTATTGTATCAATTTTAGCATTTTCTGATTCAAATTGTTTATTTTTAAATATATCAATAGTTGCATCATTTGAAATAATATTTTCTGTCTTTAATTCTTTAATGAATGCTAAAGTAGAATTAATTAATTTAGTTTGAATATCATCACTATTAAATTGATTAATTGTTCCATTTTGTACTGTTAATTGTATAGCATCTAATGTATCAGATGATAATTTTTGAATTGATGCCTGAAGACTTTGTAAATGTGATGCATTTATTTCTTGTATTTCTAATTTATTTATTGATGCATCATTAATTTTTGCCTTTTTAGTATGAATGTCATTACTTAGTAAAATATTTGCATCAATATATTCACTATTCATGTTTTTATTTTTTAAATTTTGTATTACTGCATTTTCAATGGTTAATGATTGTGTATTTATACTATTTGATTCTAACTCTTTAAATTTACCATGATCACCTTGAATACGTTCTGAATTTATAAAATCTGAAGATAAATGATGAATTTTACCATTAAAAGATTCTAATTCTTCATTGAATAAATATTTATTTGTCAATTTATCAATATTGGCTTCATGTATAGTTCCATTTTGAGCCGTTAGTTGAATAGCATCCAAGTTATCAGAAGATAGTGTTTGAACAGATGCTTGAAGACTTTGTAGCTTAGGCGCATTTATTTCTTCTGTTTCTAATCTATTTATAGAAGCATCATCAAAAGTCACTTTTTTAGCACTGATTTCAGTACTTAATAAATTATTTGTATCAATATATTCACTTATCATACTTTTATTTTTTATATTCTGGATCATACCATTTTCAGTTGTTATTAATTGTGATTTAAGATTGTCTGTCTGCAGTTCATTAAATTTACCATTATTACCTTGTATATTTTCACTATCAATAAATTTAGAAGTTAAATTTGTAATATTACTATTAGAAGCATCTAATTCTTCAGTAGATAAATATTTATTTGTTAATTTTTCTATATATGCTTCGTTTAATGTTCCATGTTTTGCTTTTAGTTGGTCAGTATCTAAAGTATCCGAAGATAGTTTCTGTATGGATGCTTCAAAACTTTGTAGTCTAGGAGCATTTATTTCTTCTGTTTCTATTCTCTTAATTGAAGCATTTTCAAAAGTCACTTTTTTAGCATTGATTTCGGTACTTAATAAATTATTTGTATCAATATATTCACTGCTTATATTTTTATTTTTTAAATGTTGAATAATACCGTTTTCACTTTTTAATAATTGTAAATCTAAATTTTCTGTTTGTAATTCCTTAAATTTACCTTGATGAGCTTGAATATTTTCACTATCTATAAATTTAGAAGTTAAGTTGTGAATATTACCATTAGAAGACTGTAATTCCTCTGTTGATAAATATTTATTTGTTAATTTGTCAATATATGCTTCGTTTATAATTCCATTTTTTGCTGTTATTTGATCAGCATTAATATTATCAGAAGATAATTTTTGAATATATGCTTGAAGACTTTGTAAATTTGAAACATCTATTCCTTGTGTTTTTAATTGATTTATAATAGCTTCATCAATATTAATTTTATTAGCATTTATTTTGTCACTTATTAAATTATTTGTATCTATATTTTGACTACTTATAGTTTTGTTTTTTAAATGTTGAATAATACCTTTTTCACTAGCTAATAATTTAGCATCTAAATTTTCACTATATAAATCATTAAAGTTTCCTTTTTTACTATGAATATTTTTTGTTTGAATTGTATTAGATAATAAATCGGGAATATTACCTTTAGATGCTTGTAATTCTTCGGTAGATATATGTTCATTTTTAATTTTATCTATATTTGCCTTATGAATATTTGCTTCATGAATAGTAGCATTTTCTGCATTTAATTTATTTACATTAGCTTGATTTATATCCGCTAAAGATGCATCAATTTTTTGGAATATAGAACTATTACCTTTTAATTGATGAATATGAGCTGTGTGAGTTTGAACATGATTACTTTGTAATGCATTAAAGTCACCTTCATGTGCATTAATTCGTCTAGAATGTAATTGATGATTGTATAAAGTTTGGAAAGTACCCTGATCACCGTCTATTTTATTAGATATAATATTTTCAGCATGTAATCTATTTGTTTTTATTTTTTTTGAATGATGTGTGTTAGTAAATAATTTTTGAAAAATTCCTGTATTACCGTCGATTTGATTACCAATAATATGATCTGCAGATATTGTATCATTTGAATTTATATCACAAGATAATTCTGAAACTGTATCCGAAGAATTATCGTGACTTGTACATTGTGAAGATTGACTTGATGAATTATCACATGAATTAAAATCAAATGAACAACAATTTATATTATTTTTACACTCTTGAAAAAGAGAATGTAGGCATGTTTTTATAGTTATAGAAAAAGAATGGAGTAATGATGGTTTTATCGAGGAAGAAGATTTTGTTGTCGTCGCATAAAGAATAACATACATAAAAATTATTTTTATAATAAATTTATAATAATTTACCATATTCTTATATTAGATTTAAAAATATCTAATATAATTTACTAAAAAGATTATTACATTATTTAATAAGTTA